ATATCATTCACCTAAGACGTCATTTTAATAGCTCTAAATATTTCGGCGACAGCAACGATGCGATCAACAATACCTTAGATTTGGCCCATACTCAAAACGAGGGGCTAAATACCGCCATAAAAGCCGGAGCCAACATCAGAGGCATTATGAAATACGAGCAGGTACTACCCGATGCTGAAATGACAAAGATGCGCGAGCGGTTTATAAAAGACTTTTTAGGCGTGTCTAATAACGGCGGCGTAGTGATAACAGACGCCAAAAGCTCGTTTCTACCGATCGAGAGCAAGCCCGTAAGCATAGACGATAAACAGCTAGCAGCGATAAAAAATAAAATTTACGACTATTTGGGCATTAGTGAAAATATCGTAAAGAGCAATTACAACGAGAACGAATGGGGAGCTTTTTATGAGAGCGTCATAGAGCCTTTGGCCGTGCAGATGAGCTTAGAATTTACTAGAAAGATTTTCACCCAAAGAGAGATTAAATTTAAAAACTATATTACATTTAAGAGCGGTAGACTTCAATTCTCAAGCAACGCCACTAAAATAAATTTAATTTCCGAGCTTATGCCTTATGGGCTGCTTAGTATAAATCAGGCATTGGAAATTTTAAATTTACCAGCAGTGCAAGACGGAGACAAAAGACTTCAAACGCTTAATGTGGTAGATGCAGACAAGGCCAATAAATATCAGGTAGGAGAGTAAAAATGAAAGAAATCAGAAGTTGCGAGATCAAGGCGAGCGAGGATATGATACTAACGGGCTTGCCGATAGTCTTTAACCAAACGGCCACCATAAACGATAGCGGGCTAAGCTACAATGAGGTTATATTGCCTACCGCGCTTGATGGGTGCGATCTAAGCGACACGAGGCTTTTATACAACCACGATAATTCAAAAGTGCCGCTAGCAAGAACTCCAAAAACGATGAAATTTAATAAAAGCTCGGCAGGGCTTGAAATGATAGCTACTTTACCCGATACGGCGGAAGCCAAATCGATATACGCCGCTGTAAAGCGCGGAGACTTAACGGCAATGAGTTTCGGCTTCAAAGTAAGCGAGGGCGGAGACAGCTACGACAGAGCGAGCAATACCAGAACTATTCATAAGATAGACAAGGTATATGAGGTTAGCGTAACGCCATATCCTGCATACAGCGCGACAAGCGTAGAGGCTAGGAGTAGGATAAACGCTTTTAACGACGACGAGCGAACAAAAAAGCTTATCGAACTAAACAACATAATTTTACACTAAAGGAAAAACGATGAAATTTAAGACCGTGGCGGAAGCCTTTAACCACTACAAAACAAAAACCCTAAAAGAAATCGAAGCTAGAGCGCAGGAGATCAAGCAAGAGATCAACACTAACGCCAATATCGATATGAACGAGATAAATATCGAAATCGACGGGCTAAAAGAAGCTAAAGCGCATCTAGGTGAAAAGCAGACTAGAAGCAAAGAGGACGGGCTAAAAGAGCTTGACAATATGGGCTTTGAGGTAAGAAGCACAGAGCCAAAAGACGTATTTGGTACAAGCGAATATAAACAAGCCTTTTTCAAAACCTTACTAAATAAACCGCTAAATGCGACCGAACAAAGAGCTATGAATGCGGCGCAGATGGAGCTAAGAGCGTCTGGCTTTGCAAGCCTAAGCAATGTCGCAGGCGTAATCCCTACATCTACGCTAAACGAAGTAATAAGTAAGGCTAGAACGCAAGGCGGCGTAATCGGGGTTTCAAGAGGCTTTGCGATGCCGTCTAATATCGATATACCGGTAGGAACTCCAACTGCTAAAGCCAGCTGGCACACAGAGGGCGCAGACGTGAGCGAGGAAAGACCTGATATTGCAATAGTTAATTTTAAAGCCTACGAGATAATGAAAGTCTTTTCTCTATCGGTAGCCGCCTCAAAAATGAGCGTATCGGCATTTGAGACCTACATCATAGAGGAACTCCAAAGCTCTGTAATGAATTGTATCTCGGATGCGCTTATTAACGGCACGGGAACTAATCAGGGCAAAGGCGTACTAAGCGGTATAACTTGGGTAAAAGATAGCAACCACTTTGAATTCAAAAAAGCCGGACTAACTTATGCCGACGTGGTAAAAGTAGCGGGAGCGTTAAAGCGAGGCTATGCATCAAACGCCAAATGGGCGATGAGCAACGCAACGCTATTTAATCTATTCTACGGACTAACCGACACGAACGGACGCCCGATATTCGTACTTGATCCAAAGAGCGAGAACGTAGGTAAGATATTAGGCTTTGAGGTTATAGTGGATGACTACATGGCAAACGATAACGTAATATTCGGAAACTTCGACTACCTAGGCTATAACCTACCTAGCGGCATAATGCTTGAAAGCTCAACGCAGTCAAGCTTTAAGTCCGGCAAGATAGATTATAGGGCTTTGGCGATAGCCGACTGCAAGCCGATAGTAGACGAAGCCTTTATCAAGCTATCAAGGGCAGCGTGATGATAGAAGTCGCGGAAGCTAGAGAGTGGCTAAGGCTCGACGGCAACGAGAACGACGAAATAATAAAGGGGTTGCTAAATGCAATCCCTGATTATATCGAGGTAAGTACCGGGCTAAACAAGCAGGCGCAAGAAAAAGAGCCGCTAGCCAAACAGCTAAGTAAATTTATCTTGATACTTTGGTATAACGCCGAGCAAAGCGAGAGCGAGAAGCTAGGCAAGGTTATAGATAATCTCTTAAAAGCGTTATCGCTCAAAGCCGGGTTTAGTAGATGAGAAGCATTGATAATAAATTCTATCAAAGCCAAAATTGGAAAAAGACGCGCAACGCTTATTATATTTCTCAAAACGGAATATGCGAGCGTTGCGGCGACATAGGTAGAATAGTCCATCACAAAAAGCATCTAAGCAAAACCAATCAGAACGATTTTAATTTAACATTGCATTGGGAGAACATGGAGCTGCTTTGTCAGGACTGCCACAACAAAGAACACTTTGAGAGAAGCTGCACGGTAGAGGGATTAAAATTTGACGAGAACGGCGATTTAGTTAAGGTCTTTGGATAGATTTTAGCTAAGTAGCCCCCGTCTTAAGTTTAATCTAAGTTTCGGGGAAAATCGGCGGGGGAGCTTCTAAATTCCCTCCAGGGCAAAACCACAAGGGGGTTAATATGGCAAAAACAAGAAAAATATCAAGCAATGACGAACTAGACGAGCTTATTAAGCTTGCGCCGCAAAGTAGGCAAAAGGTGGCCAAAGATTTGGTAATCGAGTTAAAATTTATGAATAAAACCATGCAAAGACTTAAAGAAGTAGTAGAAAAAGGCGAAATTTTAGAGGAATTTAACCAGGGCAAACAAAGCTTTATTAGGGAGAATTCTGCACTAAAAAGCTACAACACGACTATTCAGCGGTATTCGCTAGTGTATAGGCAGCTTATGGAGCTGATAGATAAAAATCCGTCTCCCGCCGACGATAGCGAGCTGATAAATTTCATCTCGAGCAAATAATGAACTTCGTAAAAGAGTATTATCGCAAAATCAAAACGGGCGAAATATTAGTCAGCAAAAGAGTAGAAAAAATTTACGACAAGCTAATAAACGACATGAAAGACAAAAGCGGCCAGTATAAATTCGACGAGAAAAAGCCTTAAGGCCTATCGAGTTTATAGAGAAATTTTGCAAACACTCAAAGGGCGAATGGGCCGGCAGTCCATTAAAGCTCGATCTATTTCAAAAAGCTTTTATCTCTGCGCTATTCGGCTTTGTAGATAAAAAGACGGGGCTAAGAAAATACAAAGAGGCCTTTTTTATGGTGGCTAGAAAAAATGGTAAAAGCTCGCTATTAGCAGGCCTTAGCCTTTATATGCTGATTGCCGACGGCGAAGCGGGCGCAGAGGTTTATTCGGTAGCTACCAAAAAAGAGCAAGCCAAGATCGTATTTGATGAAACCCTAAATATGGTAAAGCAAAGCCCGCAACTTAGCAAATTTCTAAAAAAGAGAAAGAGCGATTTATATTTTTCTCTTAATATGTCCAAGATGATGCCGCTAGGCAAGAATAGCAACACCCTAGACGGGCTAAATTCCCATTTGGTAGTTATCGACGAGCTCCACGGCGTAAAAGACAGAAACCTTTACGAGGTTATGAAGCAAAGCCAATCTGCGCGCCGTGAGCCGTTGGTAATTATGATCACGACTGCCGGCACGGTCAGAGAGTGTATATTCGACGATATTTACGAATATGCTTGTAATATCGCAGACGGCATTTTTAAAGACGATAGCTTTTTGCCTATCATCTATGAGCTTGATAGCAAAGACGAATGGAAAGACGAGAAAAAATGGATCAAAGCAAATCCAGGGCTAGGAAGTATAAAAAAATACGCCGACTTGTCAGATAAGGCCAAAAGAGCCGAGAATAGCCCGAAAGATTTAATCGGCATCCTTACTAAAGATTTTAACATTAGAGAGAGCTCGCGCAACGCATGGCTAAGCTTTGACGTTATCAACAATCCAAAAACCTACGACGAGCCTAAATTTAAGAACGTATACGCCATAGGCGGAGCCGATCTATCCATAACGACTGATTTAACCTGCGCTACGCTAGTAACGATAAGCGGCGGCGAAAGGCTAGTTAAGCAGATGTATTGGATACCTAGAGACAACCTAGAGACTAGAATAAAAGAGGATAAAATTCCTTACGATATTTGGCACGCAAACGGGCTTTTAAGGCTTTGCGACGGAAACACTATCGACTATTCGGACGTTACGGCGTGGTATTTAGAACAAGTAAAACAAAACGGAATTATGGTGCTATGGATTTACTACGATAGCTATTCGGCTAGGTATTGGGTAGAGGAAATGCAAACGGAGGGCTTTAAGATGATTAGATGCATTCAGGGAGCTAAAACCCTATCGCTACCCTTGCAAATACTAGGAGCTGATTTGCAAGCCAAGAGAATAAATTACAACAAAACAGCCCGATCCTAAAATGGTGCTTGAGTAATACTGGAGTCGTAGAGGATAGGAACGCAAACATAATCCCCGTAAAGAGCAACAACCCGCGTCAAAGAATAGACGGCACGGCATCGCTACTAAACGCTTACGTCGGATTGTGCGAACATTTAACAGAATTTGAAAGGCTTTGTGATGATAAAAGATAAAAAGATCAGTATATTAGGTTACGTCTCGACTACGAACGAATACGGCGAGGTTGAAAAACAGCAGCAATACTTACTAAAAGATATTTGGGCTTATGTAAGGCAGCTATCGGCAAAAGAAGCCTACGAGCGAGCGCAAATTCAATCTGAGGCCGAGGTTTTATTCACGGTAAATTTCAATGAGGCTTTAAAGGATAAGAGCCTGATCGACTACGAGATCAAATTTAGAGGCAACACCTACCAAATAACCGGCATAGACTATTACGAATTTGGCAAGCGAGATGTTAAAATTTATGCTAAGCTAAAAGGCAATAATCACAATTAGGTAAGAAATTGGGTAAGAAATATTCCAATTTTAAACCTTAAACTGCTATTTTATCGTATGTAAAGCGGTATAGTTTTAGTCCATTCGGGGCCACCATTTCGCTTCTTTTAATTTAAATTTTTTAAATTTCGCGCCACAAAATCCAAATGTCAAATTTGTCCATCAAAGCCAAAAATATTTTTAATGTTTTAAATTTCCGTAAAATTTAATTCGTTAGCGTCAAATTCGTGCAGGTTTTGGGAATAAAATTTAAAAATTAAGCGCAAAGGCAACCACTCCTTTGCGCAATTTGGGAGAAAAATGAATCAAAACAATGCAAAGACGAGATAAATGCACGATTCATTTCGGTAAAATAGTAGCGGTATTTTTCTTAAAATATAATAAATTATATCAAAAATATAGCCTAATTTGTCGGATTTTATACTCAATTAATATATTTTAGTATATTCAAAGCGCCAAAGCCGAATTCGGTAGCCGTTTAAATCCAAATCAAATAAAACGTTAAGTAACGCTTAAAAACAATTTAGCTAAAATCCCAACCAATTCTTTCAGCGTAAGAAAGATGTTTCGATAAAAGGACGCAAAATGAGCGATATCATCGCATACAAACTGGATGGAAACATAGTCGATACTCAGAGTATCAACGGGCGAGAAAATGCTGCAGAACCGATTTATTATGGCAACTCCCCCGACGCGCTAAACGTCATCAGGCACTCCTGTGCGCACCTCATGGCGCAGGCGATCAAAGAGCTTTATCCGCAGGCTAAATTTTTCGTCGGACCAAACGTTGAGGACGGATTTTATTATGATTTTAAGGTTGATGAGGCCAACAGCAAGCTTAGCGACGAGGATCTAGAGGCGATAGAAGCCAAGATGAAAGAGCTGGCTGAAGCCAAGCTTGATATCCTCAAAGCAAGCTCCACAAAAGCCTTTATGAGCGATAAATTTAAAGACGACGAGCTAAAACAAGAGGTGCTAAAACGCATCCCCGAGGGCGAAGTCAGCAGCTACAAGCAAGGAAATTTCGAGGATTTGTGCCGCGGACCGCACCTACCTAATACCAAATTTTTAAGATTTTTTAAACTAACCCGCGTAGCCGGTGCATATCTTGGCGGCGACGAGACGCGCGAGATGATAAACCGCATTTACGGCACGGCATTTGCCGATAAAGAGAGCCTAAAAGAGCACATCCGCATCATCGAAGAGGCAAAAAAACGCGACCACAGGAAGCTTGGCGTCGAGATGAAGCTGTTTACCTTCGACGAAGAGGTCGGCGGCGGTCTACCGATCTGGCTACCAAACGGCGGACGCTTGCGCTCGAAGTTAGAGCAAATTTTATACAAAGCGCACCGCGACCGAGGCTACGAGCCGGTTAGAGGCCCCGAGCTACTAAAAGCCGACGTGTGGAAAAAGAGCGGCCACTACGCAAACTACAAAGAAAATATGTACTTTACGACGATCGACGAGGCAGAATACGGCATAAAGCCGATGAACTGCGTCGGCCACATCAAGGTCTATCAAAGCGACATCCGCTCATACCGCGATTTGCCGCTTAAATTTTTCGAATACGGCGTCGTGCATCGCCACGAAAAAAGCGGCGTTTTGCACGGACTTTTCAGGGTGCGCGAATTTGCCCAGGACGACTCGCACATCTTTTGTATGCCGAGTCAGATAAAAGAAAATATCCTAGAAATTTTAAAATTTGCCGGCAAAATAATGGAAAATTTCGGCTTTCATTACGAGATGGAAATTTCAACCAAGCCTGCAAAAGCGATCGGCGGGGACGAAATTTGGGAAACGGCGACCAAAGCGCTAAAAGAAGCCCTTGACGAAAACGGCTTTAAATACGGTATCGACGAGGGCGGCGGCGCATTCTACGGTCCAAAAATCGACATCAAAATCACCGACGCGCTAAAGCGAAAGTGGCAGTGCGGCACGATCCAGGTCGATTTTAACCTACCTGAGCGCTTTGATCTGGGCTACATCGACGCAAATAACGAACGCCGGCAACCAGTCATGCTGCACCGCGCGCTACTGGGAAGCTTTGAGCGATTTATCGGCATTTTGATCGAGCACACGGGCGGCGAGCTGCCGTTTTTCGTCGCTCCGACGCAGGTCGTCATCGTGCCGATCAGCGATGCGCACCTAGACTACGCTAAAACAGTCGCCAAAGAGCTTCGCAAAATCGGCGTAGATAGCGAAATCGCGAGCAAAAACGAGAGCCTAAACAAACGCATCCGCACCGCAGAAAAACAGCGCGTGCCGATGATCGCGGTACTGGGCGACAACGAAGTGGCAAATAGCGCCATCGCCTTGCGCGACCGCACGACTAGAGAACAAAAAGATATGAAGCTGGACGAATTTGTTGAGCTGCTAAAATTAAAACTCGCCGAGGTAAGTTTTTGAAACCGGAGCGAAAATCCGCTAAATTTGAGCTAGGCGCGGCTTTATGCTAAGCCTGGCTTTTACCAAAATCCTCAAAAATAGTCACGGCGCAATAAATTTCTACGAAAAATACAATAAAAACACAATATTTTTGGATATAATCAACAAATTTCAACTTAAAGGAAAAAACTAATTGGCTAAAGAAAACGAAGTGTTGCTCAACGAAGATATCAGAGCGAGCGAAGTGAGATGCGTGGGAGACGACGGCACTGCATACGGCGTCATCCCAAGAGTTGAGGCCTTGAAAATCGCCGAGAAAATGGGGCTTGATCTGGTGCTAATCGCACCTGATGCAAAACCGCCCGTTTGCAAAATAATGGACTACGGCAAATTCCGCTACCAACAGGAAAAAAAGCAAAAAGAGGCCAAGAAAAAGCAAAAAACGATCGAAGTAAAAGAGATCAAACTCTCCGTCAAAATCGCTCAAAACGACATTAATTACAAAGTAAAACACGCGAAAGAATTCCTTAGTAGCGGCAAACACGTCAAGCTTCGCGTATTTTTAAAAGGGCGCGAGATGTCGAGCCCGGAAATCGGCGTAAATTTGCT